GTTATATACGCAGTTAAAATTGTCCGCCATCCATATTAACTGACACAACATCTGCCCCAATAGATTTACTTTTTATGTTTAAACCTGCACAATAATTTAGTATATCAAATATATCAGCCTGCACATTTCTTGCTTCTTGTGCAGATAGTATTAACTGTTTACTGTTACTTTGATTCATGACTTTGACACGATCGTTGAACATCTTTAAATGTAAAGGCAAATTATTTTCCATTGGCTGCTTTCAATGCTTCTTGCATTTGTTCTTTGGTCATAAAAGGGCCTTGGTAGGGATATCTATTTAAAGTAATTAATTTGGGACAAAAACTTTTAACCCACCCATTATTAAATTTTATAATATAATGACCTGCACAATAAAAACTTTTACTTTTGTTAGTTTTGGTAAAAACACCAAATTGATGTTTTACATCCCAAAGAATATTCCAAGGTTTATTGCTTATTGGATATCCGTAGACATGGTGCTCTGTGTTTGTAGAATCTAATTTAGATTTTGTTTTAATTTGTTTGTCGAATGAAATATTATATTGTTTAGACAATAACTTGATTGTAGAAAATTGCTGTCTGCTGTTAGTATCAACATAGACAAAACCACCGTTGTCCACTGCTTGAATAGTAGCAATTTTATTGCCTTTATCTTCAACTATCCAAAACTTATTTTTTAAAATTGGTTTAGCTATTAGCTCAGTCGTCATTCTGCGGTCCTTTATCGTATTGTTCTTTTAACCATTCCTCATATTTGGTATAATAATCTTGGAAGTTGTATGTAGGCATTTGATGAAACCATTGAAGATATTCTTCACAGTGTTTAAGCCACATTTCATGAAGGAATTGTTGATAGTCAATCATTTTAAGTTATTGAGTTTTGAACACTTAGTTTTTCCCATAGTAGTTCACGATCGTATATGTGCGCTACAGGTTTCAACCAACCATTGTCGATGCACTGTTGCAGAATAAGTTTGTATTCTACAGGACATTCTTTATCGATCTCGAACCCTGCCCTTGGGGTCATGACATAACCATTGGTCAGCATCCAATCATTGTCGGACTGTCTAATGGTACGAATACAGCTGACAAATTTTTCAGATTCAACGTACATCGAATTGTTCTCGAATTTGTTTTACAATGCGTTCTTTAACGCCCCGAGCAAAATCTTGTTGATATGTAGTTAAGACCATGTCTTTAAGTTCTGTGTTTTCTACAAGGTCTATACAGTATTTAACAATTTGTTCAGCGTAGGCAGTTTGCATAGCAGGATTAATAGTAGGATAGTGACTACCGCCTGCTCGCAATTGAAATTCTTTTAAAAGTTCTTTGTTCATTGTGGATAACTTGCTGATAAAAATTCTGCAAAGCTAGCGCCATTTTCGCTGAGTTTGACAAGATCATATTTGCCACAAAACTTTAAAAATTGAGCACCAATCATTGCACGATTCTTCACTATTGAATTTTGTTGTATAGTTTCAATAATTTTTAGTTTAATATTGTCGGGCTGTGCATTAAGATCGACTAATATACGATTACGATTGTAATCATCCAAAACTTTGTGTTCAAGTTCATTGTGGTCGGTCCAACGCTGTAGCATTAGATTATTCCAAGCGAACCCTCGGTTGGTCCTATCATTAAACGCTTCGATTAGTTTAGTTTTGCGAACACCCGGGTAGGCACTGAACACATTGTCTGTAGGGTCACCACGAATGCATTTTTCGAATAAAATCCATTCGGGGTCAGGAATAGTTTTAGGTTCCTTGGTCTTCTTATCGATTACTGCCCTGCCCTTTTTATCAAAAATTCCCTTTATAGTATGAAGTTCATCTGCGATGCCATTATACTGATTAACATTTTCTGCTAACAGTTGATGAAAGTCTGTGTCAGAGCTGACAATAGTATGATGATCTTCTGGGTGTGCTTGAATCCAACCTGCAACCAAATCATCTGCTTCTAACTCATCGTGTCTTAATACAGTACAGTTTGTCTTGTTCTGCAAGAAAGTTTTAAGTGTATCAAAAGTTTCCCAAAAGAGTTTGTCTTCTTCTTGTTCTGATTCGGTTAGTGCAGCACGTGCTACTGCTCGATTTTTTTTATAAGGCTCGTAGAAATCTTTGCGCCAACTGCGACCTTCTAAACAAAAAACAACATGGTCGGCTTTTTGATCACGCCATGCTTTGTTTACACTACCTAGTGTAACATGAATAGCGAAACCCAAACGGTCCCATGTATCGGCCTGTCGATGTGCTGCATGGCGGGCACGAAAGAATGTATTGGCTGTGTCAACAATAAGATATCGCATAGAATAATATTAGCATATTATTCATTTGTAGTCAACAGCCTTTGAATATTTGGTAAAATGAAATTTGCCCATGCTCGGTGTGCGTCTGCTCCATAATGATAAAATTTTGGATTTGACGGTTTATAGCCCGAATTCTCTAACCAATAATAATAAGTTAAATTCTGATCGTAAGGATTTATATAATTTAGACCCCAATTATATTTTTCTTTATTATGAGTAACTGTATAAAAGAAATGACTGTAACAGTTAAAAAATAAATGGGGAATGTGTTTAATTCTGTTATGAAATTGCCAAATTTTGTGATGTGCTTCAGATTCTTTAGAAAACTGTTGTTCGGGTTGACTTTGTTCAATTACCCACTGTTTATATCTATCTTTTAATGCATGTGGTACGGCGTCATGACCACTTGCAGTTATGTTAAACTCTCTATCCTGATAGTACCAAGTTTCCCGTTCCCAAGTGCTCCATCCTATTATTAGGAAATCTGGTGTGTAGGTATCTAAGTATTTTAATGTTCTTTCAATAATGCTGTCATTACTACAGCCAGGTTGTGCTTCACATACATAATCAAAGGCTAAAACATTTGCCACATGTCGGCCGTAAGCAAATTCTGGGCCACCTGCATTGTGCCCACAACTATGACTATCACCATTGACATAAAGTATCATGAAAATTTTAGGGTTATAAAAGATGCTAAAGATTCGTCGTCTAAGCCTATTGTAATAGTGTTTTTATTGTGATTAAAATCCATAGCCCACTGTTTACCGCCTATTCTTGAATGAAGATAGTAAGTTCTGTTGCCAACATTTTGTTCTAAATATCGCTGAACAGCTTCTTTGTGTTTTTTTTCCATTTCAAAATTAATTTTGAATTTTTGATCAAGAACACTAGGCATTAACTTACCTCTGTGCGGCCACCGCCCAGATCAGTTTTCTTAATACCTGTAATTGGTCTCGGATTGTTTGCTTCATATTGTTCAAAAGTTTCCAATACTACATTGCGGCAAACATCTTGAAACCAGCGGTCCACAATGTCTGCGTCTGTTTTACCTTGATAACCAGCACGAAGTAGTTTAGTAATAAACTGTTCATTCCAATCTAATTCAAATGCGCCTTGTCCCACGTTTTCTTTGTCCAGCTCAATGCTGACAATATTCACATACGGTTCACCTCTTTTAGTTGCTTCGATCTTAGGATCTTTAGCTTTTACTGTTAGTTTACCTACTGTTTTTTTAGCAGGACCTTTTGCTGTTGTCATTCAATAACCTTTCTGTAATTGCCATAAAATAAATTCATTCGAATCTACCCATCTGTGTTCATATACTGGTTCCCCGGGCCCAGTAATCATTCGTATACCGTGATATGCTTTACGAGCCCATATTGATTTATTTGATAAAAAACATCGCTGTGGAATCCAACAAAATTTAAGTTGCCAGTTTGTTATTTTATTTAAAGCCCAGTCGTGATTTACATTAGATTGCTGAACTCTGTTGTACCATAACATTATTCTTTAACCTTACCCCAGTTAATTTTGAGCCAAATTCTTTCATGAATATAATAGTCGATACTTAAAAGTATATGAAGTGCTGTGGCAAATCCTGTGGCGCTTCCAATATCTCCTGTAAACATATAAGTCCATAAAATTGTAAACAACCATGCAGTAATGCGATAGCTGATCATTCTGGCTATTGTTCTTTGATAAGTTTCTGTCATTTACCCCACCCGTTACCCCATAGATCTACATGTAGCCTAGGACTGTAATTGTATCCACGTGCCAATGCCCAATCAGCAACATTAACTCTATTTTGAGCATATGGTGTGACAACACCTCCCTGAGGCATTACATATATCTTACCTGAAAAACCTGCAGCCCTGTATTCACTGACTGCTTGGTCAACTTCATCAAAATGTTGTTCACTGTCTAAAACAAATTTCAAATAAACAGTACCATAATTTTCATATGAAGTTACTGTGTCTGGACGAATAGCTTCTGACCATAGTTCACCGGATGCACTTAATTTGGGACTTACTGAAAATGTAATTTCTCTGCCTACTTTGTTCCATTCTTGTAAGTAGTCAGAAAATCGATACTGTAGATTTTGTGTGCCGTTAGTTTCAAATGTAAGATTTTCTAAATCTTGCATGTCACTGTTACTTAAAAGTTCTTCATAAACTCGCTGCCACCCCAATAAAGGTTCACCACCTGTAATAACCAAATGTACATCATTGCCGTTTGTTTGCAGCCATTTATTAGCGGGAGTCAGTGCTAGCATTTTTTTAACTAAGTCTTCTGTTTCGATTGTTGGACTTAAATCTTTAAATGCAGGATGCCAACTAGCATAACTGTCACAACCTGTGTTAACTAATGGCAGATTGGTAAAGTCTTTATACAAGTGAATATTTTGAGCTACTTCATCTGCTTCAGTGCTTTTTTCGCCGGGCGCACAACCAAACCCCGAGCAAGTAAAATTGCAGCCAAAAGTTCGCAAAAATACTGAAGGTACGCCAACAAAACGACCTTCACCTTGTGCTGAATAAAAAATTTCGCTAACTTTAAGTTTCATATAAGTTTGACCAAAGTTTAAGTTTATCTTTTTTACTTTGTTTTGCCCGAGCAAGACTTTGTTCGTTAATTATACTTTCTTCTAGTAGAATGTCAACTAGTGCTAAAACATCCCCAATCTCATTTTCCAACATAGTTCTATGAGTGTGTTGCATTTCAGATTTGTAGTGTGCAGTGTGCAATCCAAATCTTCGAATTTTACTGACAGCTACAATAACTTCTGCACATTCTTCTTGAAGAATGCCCAGTGCTTCTTCTGTTCGTTTATTCATTTTAAAAATATATCGTTAATTTGTCGGTTTACCTTAATAAATGTTGTGCATTTAGGTAATTGTTTTAAGGTTTCAGCACCAACATAGGTACAGGTACTACGCAGACCACCAAGTATGTCTAGTACTGTATTTTTTACTGCACCTTTGTATGGAATAGTTACAGTACGACCTTCACTGCTACGATATTCTGCAATACCGCCGTGATGCTTTTCCATGGCTGTATCTGAGCTCATGCCGTAAAATCTAATAAATTTTTTTGTTTCTGTAATAAAATTATTACCTATTAGATCAACACGATTGGTATTATAAGTTTCTGTAATTATTTCACCACCGCCTTCGTCGTGTCCAGCTAGCAGGCCGCCCAACATGACAAAATCCGCGCCTGCTCCAAATGCCTTAGCCACATCGCCTGGGCAAGTGCAACCGCCATCAGCAATAATATGGGCATTGAGGCCATGTGCCGCATCAGCGCACTCAATGATCGCAGAAAGCTGCGGGTAGCCAACCCCAGTTTGTATCCTAGTTGTACATACCGATCCCGGTCCAATTCCGACTTTGACAATGTCTGCTCCTCGTAAAATAAGTTCCTGTGTCATATCTGCGGTAACAACATTACCGGCAATAATAGTAATATGTGGCCATGCTTCGCGGATTTCTTCTACATAATCGCCAAACACCTCGCTGTACCCATTGGCTACATCAATGCAGATGAATTTTATTTCTGGGTAGGCATTAATAATTCTACTTAGCCTTTGAAAATCAGCAGTGCTGGTTCCGGTGCTGGCTGCTATGTAATTGCCCCCTATCAATCCCACTGTGTCGTGAAATTGATCTTCTGTATGTGTTTTAGTAAGGCAGGTTAACATTCTGTGACGAAACAGTTGTTCGGCCATGGCCATAGTTCCTACTCCGTCCATGTTAGCAGCCATGATAGGAATGCCGAACCACTCTTGCTTACTGTGTTTAAATTTATATTTTTTGTTTAAGTCAACTTCTCGTCTACTAGACAATGTACTGCGTTTAGGACGGATCAGCACATCCTTATAATCTAGTTTAACTTCGTTTTCGATTCTCATTAATTATTCCAGTGTCTAATAACACCTGCTACAATAAACAGGTTTGTGACAATATAGGTCAAAACAATAAAAGTTCTGACAAGTGCTACAATATCTGCTTCTTGACTTGTAGCACCTGTTTTCTCTCCTAAAGCTTTAGCCCAAATACGCCAAAGTTTTTTCAACATTAAACGGTCTGCGTTTGATTAGCTACTCGTTTTTGTAAGTAGTTTAACAAAATACCATAAGCAGGCAGAATTACTAACAGACTTACAATAATTTTGCTTATGCTATTATTAGTTGCTACAATGTGCCAGTTAGCAGCCATAAATTCATTTGCTCCATAGGCAAATGCTGCGAAGAAGAATACATAAGTGTCTAGGAATGTACTAGCTATAGCACTTAAAGTTGGTGCGATATACCAGGTTTGATATTTTTCACGGAAATATTGAAAAACATAAACATCTAACAAATTGCTGATAAAGTAGGCAAGTCCAGATCCAAGTCCAATTCTAAAAGCAACACTAGCAGGAGCTCCGCCGGCCAATACTACAAGAATACTTACAATTATTGCAGGTATAAATGCTAAACTGATAACAGCTCTACCAGTTTCCTTGCCTAGCAATCGTACAGTGAGGTCAGTCAAAACCACAACCAACGGAAATGTAAATGCCGCTGCTGCCAGTGGATACCCAAAAATGTTCATTTTAAACTGAACAATGTAGTTTGAAATTGCGATAATAACGATGTGTGCTAACATCAATTTATACGCTAATGACCGGTCTACACCGGCTAATAGTCTGTCTAACATATTTTTCTCCTTAATGGTTTCGTTTACCGTCAAACACACAGACAAAGTATAATGTTGACGAGTGGCTCATATTATGAACACGATGAAATACACCGTCTTCTATTAGAACGACATCGCCACCCTGTACGGTAAAACGACGGTCATCTAATTCCATTTCACCTGTACCGCTGACAAAGTAATATACTTCTTCTTGGCCTGGGTGACTATGACCTCTTGTGCTTTTACTTGGTTTAAGATCCGTAGAACTCAGCACAAGATTCTTTAATTTCTTATTGTCTTTAAGTAAGTAAGTTTCGTTGTCCTTGACAACTTCTCCGCCTATGTTGTGAAGATTTAGTTTCATGCAAATAGATCCTCATTCCATTCGCGGTAGCCTTCTCGAAAAGCCATATTACTTTGTGTTTCGCGAACTTCGACACGATAACACCATAGTCTGTTAGCTTCGCCCTGACCCAACAGGTCTGGAATGTAAACTGCATTTACATACTTGTACAGCATGTCTGCCAATCCTTCACAACCTAATCTAGGCAAGATAGTCAGTTTAGCCAAGTTCTTTTCTTGTAGTAGTTTATATATTTCCATTTCTGGATCGTCTTGTGCCACCAATAGTGTATGATCAAATTGATCTTCAAGAATTTTTTTTAGTTCCTTAAGTCCACCATAGTCCATAGCCCAGTTACGAACATCCAGTTCGTTTGTGCCAAAATAAAACTTCATGCTAAAACTGTAGCCGTGAATTAGGTTGCAGTGACTATCAGCACGCCATTGTCTATAAGCACAAGGGAAAGCGTCGTGATATTCTTTTGTACTTACATATTTGTAATGTACTGGTTGTAGATTTGCCATCTCTAGTCTCCTTATTATAAAGTAGCAAGTTTGATGACACGCAGAATATTTAAAGAGGGATGAGCGTCAAGACCTCTTAGTGTGAACAAGTATTTATGCCCACCATTCTTCCCATGGAAAAACTATCCATTCTGGGTTTTCATTTTTGTTAATTTCCATGCTAGCAAAGTCCATTTTTAAATTACATTTACTTGATAAATTATCTACTATTACAGCAAACTTAACATTATGATTCCAAATGTCGTCCCACGCCGAATGGTTTGGCATACAACTAGATTTCCAATCATTAATAATCCAATTAAATGTTTCTCCAGAATCATTAATATCGTCTACTATAAGGATATTTTTACGCAGTGCAGAACTACTGCTGCCAGGTAAATCTTCTTTACTTTGATAACCAAACGCATCCTCAGCCATCCATAAATTACTTTCAGGTCCTATTTCACTGTCTCGAAGTTGTACACTTAATGTGTGCATAGGCACTTCTAAATAATGACTCAGCAGTAGTGCAGGATAAAGTCCACCGCGAGTAATACCTACAATATAATCTGGCTGCCAAGAACTACTGGCAATTTTACGACCCAGTTTACTGACCATCGACCTAAAATCACGGTTTTTAATGTGTGTTTTCTTCATTTAGTTCACCTTACAGACGCATACTTTCTAGAGTAATTAATTTACCAAGTTCTTTATTAAAATCTTCAGATTCTGGGATAACATAAACTGTAGTGTTAGTTCTGTCAGTTTTATTATTGTAAAATCTAAATTGCACTATTCTACCACCATTGGCATTGTTAACAGTGATATTCAAACCGTTAGACCAATCTTCTGATGCAGTTGTCAGTCTGGCAGCTTTGATTGCCCCTGAACTTGCAAGTACATCAGGTGTACTATCTGGACGTGCAGCTTCCCATGCCTGTTGACATTTTTTTGCAAACCATTTATCAAACCATTTCATATACTTTCTAATCTTTCAATATGTTCTTTTAAGTTATGATCGGTGACTTTTTCAATAAACTTTAATAAAAACATAGAAGCAATGCTAGCATCTTCGCCGACAAAATGCAACCTTGTACCACCTTGACCATTTTGATGATGATGACACCATTTACCATACCCGTAGGCCACATATACATTAGAATGTTCTTGACCGCGATGATTCCAATAAGTGTCAACTTTGGTACGGCCACCAATCTGTTCATACCAATCAACTATATCATCTGATAATTTATCAACATCTATCCAAATTGGATAAATCACTTTACAACCTGGTGGTAAAGCAATCATTTGGTCCTACTAGCAAGATATTTTTCCCATTGAATCCACTGACCTTTTTTAAGAAATCCCCATTCTTTTTGTTTGGGCCCGGGCATGAATAAAGTCCAACATTCGATATCGGGATCTAGTTCGATTCTGTGATAGCTGTTAGCTTTGGCAAATCTCAAACTTCCTGCACCGCACCATCGCGCTATTTCACCTATTTTTTGACCTTTTGAATTAAATTGAGGTATCCATTCCCAATATCCACCTTTGAGTATCAATGTAGCATAGGGCCAGGGATGATCATGCAAGTCGTCGGGATCACTTTTAAGAAATTTGTGTAGAAATATATTAAAAGGAAATCGATTGCGATTCTTAAGAAAAAGGTAATATCTTTCTAAATATGGCTCATCGTTAACCCTGTCCATAACAATTCTTTTACGATTTAGTTTTTCTAAAAGTTTAAGAAACATAATATTCCTTTTTTTACCGCCGATAAAGTTCTAGCACAACTATTTCCCCAACTTTGGTTGCAATATCTTCAAAGTCAGTAACAATATAAGTTTCGTAATTTGTAGCGTCCTTTTTATTATCATATTTTGCAGTTTGAATAATGCAGCCACCGTGTGCTGGCATCACTGTGAATCTTAGACCATCTATGTCAGGTCCTGGTCTAGGCGCCGGTTCGCGAACTATTTTAAGGTCTTCCTCTCTCAACCAACTTCTAATTTTTTGTTTTAGCCATTTCATCGTGGTGCAAACTCCTGTTGTAGTTTAATATTATCCATGAATTCTTTCTTAGTGCCTTGATCTTCTTTGAATGCACCTTTAAGCACTGTGGTCTGTGTAAGACTGCTGTGTGCCATAATGCCACGATTTTCACAACAACCATGTGTGGCCTGTATGTACACACCAACATCCTTACTGCCAGTTGCTG